TTTGTTTCTATTAAAAGTGCTTTGCTCATATTATACTTCTTCAGTAGTTTCTACCTCATCTACCATTTCTTTTTTAGCATATTTTTTACCACAAGATTTTTCATAGATTTTTTCCATTTTTATTTTCTTTCTTTCTAAATCTTTGATTTCTCTCTGCATTTGTTTCATTTTCGTCTTGTCAATTAACTCACTAAGATTTTCATCTTCATTAATTGAAGCAACTCTATCTAATTTTTCTTGAATATATTCGTGTAAATAATCTAGTTGAGCTTCTAATTTTACAGCTTCTGCCTCTTTACCTATTTCTGCTAATTTACTATCTATTGATTCCTTTTTGGGTTTTTTTGCTTTTTTATCTTTAAGAGCTTTTTCCATTGACTCTTCTTTATCACCATCTTTATCTACATCTGGGTAATCAGGTCTTGCTTCCTCTTCTATACCAGCATTTGCTTGAGATGATTTTATTGCTAATTCTGTAGCATCTATAGTTGATTCTCCCATTAAGGATTCTTTTACTACTTTTAGTTTTTCTGAGTATCCACTAGATGCATATTTACCTGTTACTTCTTCTAATTCTGTTTCTTGGTATCCTAAACCTTCAACCCCAAAAGCAGCATTTTTCATATAATACTGACGGTCTTTAGCTAAATTTTTTCCTACAATTTCTTTAATTTCTTCAATTGTTTTATCAGGGTTTTGTTTAGCTTCAAAATAAACACCATTTTGTACTTCTTGTCCAATTTGGTTATCTAAATTATTTTGATTTTTATAATCAAAATTATGATCTTCTATTTCTTCTACAGTTTTAGCTACTTTTTTAGAATCAACTTTTACAGCTTCATCTTCTTTTGCTTTTTTAGTTTCTTCAGCTAAATATTCTGCGTATTTAATTTCATAGTTAGTTTTAGGAGTAGCTTCTATTTGGTTGATAGGTTTAAGATCAACATATCCTAAATTTTCAGTAATTAATTTTTCTGTTAATTCCTTGTGTAATTGTTCTGGTGATTTCATAATTATATTATATTATTGTAATAATGTTTCTATATCGTTAAAATAATCGTTTATCATATCCGTTCCTACTACAACAGCAAAACTTTCTGGATTATCTCTGTAATATTTTATTGTTTCTATTTTAGCTAGTTTGATTGATTTTTTAATATCTTCAAATCTATTTTCTAATTTATCAAAAGCTTCTATACGTTCCTCGTGGAATTTAGATACTTTATCTTTGTTTTCCTTTATATTATGGTTATACATATTAAAAAAGCTTTTTAACTTCAAGCCCCGACCCTTTTTGCACATACGTACCATCTTTTGTTTTGGGAACTAGTTTGTATTTAAATTGTTTTACATATGCATTATCTTTAACTCCATCTTCTGTTGCCTTAGGCCCTGGACCTAATGTTGCGCCTACATTTTCTTTTGCTAGAGTATATCCTAATGCAGTATATGCTTTATCATTAGGTTTTTGTCCTTTTTTTCTAAAAGCATAAGGTGTTAAATAAGGTCCTGCTCCCCCAGAAGTAGATATTTCATCAACTTCCCCTTCCATAGTCATTCTTTTATATTCGTCTGGGTATTCATTACGAAGGTGTTTTCTAATTTTATTTCTTAATAATTTAGCTTCTTCGTATATTTTTCTAAATTCTTCGTCTGATTTAGTTTTTGTATAAACTCCTTTAGCTGTTGAGACTAATTCTTCAACATCATCATTTAATTTATCAAATGCAGGCAAATCAACTACTTTCCAACCTACTTGACCTGTTGTATCATCAATGGAATTAACTACAAATTTAGTATCCCCATCTTTAGAATAAGATACATCACCAATTTTATAACCACCTGTTTTAGCTAAATTAGGGGCTGGTGCTTCTTTAAGTTTGTATTTATAGGCCATTTGCTATTTTTATTTCTTTTACTAATTCATAATATTGTAGTAGATCAACTAAATTATCATTATTAACTTTAGAAGTTTTATTTAATTCTACTAAATATTTAGCTACTTCCGTAATTTTAATTTGGATAACTTTATCTTTAACATTTTTAGCTTCAATATTTAAAGTATTTTTTAACTCATTTATTTTAGTATTATAAAAATTTCTTAGGCCTGGGGTAGAATCCACAGCATTAATAAATTCTTTAAGTACTTGTTTTTGATCAATAGATAAATTATCATATTTATTATTAAATTTTTCTAGTAATACTTTATATGTAAGAATTCTTAAATCTTTATCATAAGTTTGAAATTCTTTTAAAATATCTTCTTTTACATTTTTAGTATTAATTTCTTTTTTAGTTAAATGTTCTAATAAAGATATTTTATTATCTATTAACTGTTGGGAATCACTAATTTCCTGGGAATTATATCCTTCAATTAAAGTATATAATGAGGCTAATTCTTTATAATTTTTAATTTTAGCACTAAAAAAAACATCTAAATTGTAATGTTTTTTAATCTCATTAATTAAATTATATTTTTGTTTCCTTAATAAAGTTCTATTAAATCTTTGGGAAGACTCTAAAATAGTAGATACTATCATATTTGCTCTTCCTTCCGTTAAAGTTTTAGATTTTAATATAGATTCATATAATTTGTATTCGCGACCCAATGTTGTTTTTACAAAGTGTTCTTTTAATATATCAATAGCGGGGGAATCTCCACCTTTTAAGGTATCAGCAGTAATTTGACGTACTAATAATTCAAATAGGATACCCGTATTTTTATACTTTGAGTGTTTTATTTTCATCAAAAAATATATTTATTTATAAATATGTAAAGTATTTTATTTCTTTAATTGGTTTTCATCTAATAATGAGGTATTATCCTTATCTTGTTCAAAGATTAATACTTTTTCATTCATTTTTTTAAAAATATCTTTATTTTTTAAATAAGATACTTGAGCATTTTCTAAAGCTAATCCTGATTTATTAGTATCAGTTCTACTATCTCTTGAATCATTTTTATCAGTATCTTTCATACGTTTTGTTCCTAATGGGTCTTTACCAAAATTGCTATCTTGTTTACCGTGGTTGGTAATACTATCTTTAGGACGACCTAATTTAGCATCTGAGTCGGTATCATAACCATCAGGAACACCCCCTGGATCGGAATACATTCTACCTTTACCATATAATGAAGCTAAATCATGAGGAGTACCATATGATTTGCCTGTTTCTACTGGGTCGTTACCTTCAGCTACTATTTGTGCATTTCTAAATTTACGTTTAGAATCTTGACGTATTAAGTCTCTATATTCATCATATTGGTCCTCAGATAAATGGAAAATATTATCATAAATCCAGTCAGAGGGTAATAAATTATTTTCTAACAGTGCTGTTGCTAGCTCTGTTTTAGATTTCATTAATTCTACTTTTTCTTGTTCGAATATGATAGATGGGGTTTGCATTGATAATTCAAAATTAGTCAGTGCTTCATCTCTATACCCTTGAGAATATAAATGAACAAGTGCTATTTTATTAAGTTCTGAGACTAGTATTCTTTGTAAGCGTTCAATAGTACGCGCAAATCTAATGTCTTCAGCAGCTAATGTTGCTTTACCTTCCGTAGTTTCATCATATCCTAAAAATGCTTTAGGGATTTTAAGAGCTGCAAATAATTTATCTCTTAAATATTCAACATCTTGAATACCGTCATAATCTAAACCTTTTGTAGTTTCAATTTTTGTTGTTTGATCATTTCCACGAATTGGGATATAAAAATCCTCCATCATGTTTTGCATGTTATATTTTAAATTATATTCCCCTGTTTTTTCATCCATCATAGGAGTACGCTTCATGTTTGTAATTGTTTTCTGCATGAAAGCATCTATTTCATTTGGAGGTATGCCACCAACATTCATATAAAAAATACGTTTTTCAGGAGCACGTGCAATTCTATGAATTAACATAGCATCTTCCATTAACGTATATTGTTTAAATAATTTTCTAGCTGGTTCAATATATGAACGACCATAAGGTAAATAGTTAACATCACCTATTAATCTAAAATGAGCCATTTCATAATTTTCAAAATAAATACCAGGAGAATTATCAGAACTAGCTCCAGGAACATTATACATCCCTGAATTAGAGTTTACCATACCATCTGGAGAGTACCTATATCTAATTTCTGCTGGGTTTTTAGGGTTAAATCCTTCTTGTCTTTCTATATGGTAAGCAGTATAAGGAATTACATTATATACCCCATATTTTTCAGATATTTCTAGTTTTAAGAAAAAATCTCCATATTTAGACATTTGTCTAACCCATGACCATAAATTAAATTCAATATTTAAAATGTCATAAAATAAATTATAAAGTATTTTTTGAATATCTTCATTTGAAGAACGAATAGATAATACTTCACCCATATCATTTTTAAGTGTTGATTCATCAGCTATAATATCTAATGCTGAAGCAATAATAGCATCAGTATCCATTACATCATATTCGGAGTATAATTGTGGTCTAAGATATTGATAATTAAAATTAAATTGTGCCCCATATAAAGATGAGGGGTTGTTTACAAATATTCTATTATATCTATCTATTAATGAATTAGTTTGTAACCCACCATTTTGTTGTATAGTACTACTATCAATTACTTTTATTTCATTACCCCCAGTATTACGTATAATTACGTCTGTTGAAAATAATCTTTGTAGTCTACTAAATAAGCCTTTATCTGCCATTGTATATAGTTATTGTTATAAATATTAATTATAGAAGCCAACTAATGTCTTCTTTACCATGATCTGTATCAATGTGGTAAGGATTATCATTACCACTTGAAAAATACCCACCCTGGTACGTTGTTCTTTTTACTGTTATATTATTTAATGCATTTCTAGTTGCATCCAAACCCTGTTGTCTTAATTTTAATGCTGTGTCCCTAATATACATAGCTATACCAAAAGCCATAACTAAATCATCATTGTATCCAGTTTGTGCTTGCGCTTTACCATTTTTCCAAACAAATACTTTCATTTCTTCTACTAACCTTCTTGATTGTATTGTTACTCCTTTATCCGCTATATACTCTTGAAACTTTCCTATTACCATAGGACGTGTTCTAGATGACATAGTAAAACCAGCTACCATTTTAGAGTGGTCTTGATATCTATCAAAATACGAATTAGCATTGGAGGAATCACTCTTTTGTGAATAATAAAGATTGGGGTATTGTCTATCTATAGCAACTTGTATAGTTGCCCACCCAATATTGGCATTTTCTATAATAAGCATTGCTTCATTATATTCAGTAGCTAAACCTACTAATAAATGTCCAAATTCTTTTGTTCCTAATTGACCTTTATATTCAGCTACTTGTACATTATTTTCAACATCCATTACATGACAAGTAGAAAAATCTTTTCCATCCCCACGGGCAACATCAGCTACAACCATATAATTTCTACTATAGTCCGGGGACTCCCAAACCCATAAGTTTTGATCTGCACCCCTTCTTTCCATTGGTTCTTTAATATGGGATTTTTCATAAAATTCCAAATATTCATTATAAAATACAATATCACCCGAAGTACTAAAATCACAATCACATTCTTGTGCCGCTAGTCTAGGGTCACCTAATAAAGCATCTTGTGAATCTCTCCATGTTTGATCTCTTTCTGGGTGTACATACCAAGGTAATTTGATTGGTAAAAAATCATTTTCTCCACTTTCGGCTTTAACCCAAGTTTGATGGAACCAATTACCAGTACCATAAGGAGTAGATAATACAATAGCACCACCACCCGTTGCTAGGGTTTGTTGTGCAGAAGCCCATGTTTCAGCAATATTATCAATAAAGGCTGCTTCATCAATAATTAGTAAAGATACTGCTTCTGAACGTGCGGCATCGGCATTAGAAGATTTAGCTTGTATTTTTGAACCATTAATTAATCTTAATGATAATTTGTTATTTTCAGCAGAATCCACTTTAAGCCATGAGGGTAAATTCTCCCACATGAATTGAACTTTTGTTACTAAGTTTCTTGCTGTTGCTTGTGTAGTTGCTAATGCTAATACATTTCGATCTTTATGAAATGTCATTAACCATAATGAATAACCTGCTGCTAATGTAGAAATACCTAATTGTCTAGATTTTAATATAGCACTATAATCATTTTGTTGAAATAACGTTAATACCTTTTCTTGAAATGGGTATAGATTGAACTGTATGCGACCGCGTTGTGGATGCTGTATATAACAGTATTTACGCATAAAATGCACCGGATCTTTAGCACATTTTAAATATTCTTGACGTATTACTTTTTTTAAATCAGACATATATTATTTTAATATAAGAATTACTCCAGCAATAGCTACTAAACCAGCACCACCCATTAGTTTAGTTTTAACTTTTTGTTTTTTTAAATCTAATTGGAGTCTTTTAGATAATTCTTGAGAAAGGGCTAATTGATCTGTTTTAGTAAGCATTATAGATTCAAAATTCCCTACTTGAGAATTTAGGTTAAAAATAATACTGTCTTTTAAAACAACTTTTTGTTCTAATAACTTTATTTTACTTACACTAAGGGATAATTCTTCTTTTATACCATCACCAGTAATTAAATCCTTAATTACTAGTTTTGCTATTGGTTTTTTCAATTGAATCGATGTACTGTCCGTAACGTTCTGTGAAAAACCTTTCAAGCTCATTATCATCAAAAGAATCAACGGCATTAACTTTTTCATTTACTTTCCATTTTAAAGTTTTTATTCTATTATCTTTTAA